CATACTCGGCTTTTGACTCAGCTTCAACTTGCAAGGCAGGTCGCCAATCGCTTAATAAAAAACGATTCCATTCAATCAAGTGGTCATTCAGGTTCATTTGTGCCGACATTGACCTTCTCCTTCTTGGTTGATACAACCTCATCTTCTTGAATTACTTCGACTTCAATCAAGTCAAGCAATTTGGTTGAAAGTGTCATAAATTCAGCACTTAGGTTGGGTGTCATTTCGCCAAGGTCTTTACAAGTTCTAAACAGTTCGCGTAATTCATCCTTTGATTGACACGCTTTTGATTCAGCAAGCCAATCTCTGCCCGAACCGACTTGCGCGAGTTGCACAGGTGTTGCAACATCAAGTTCTTCGGCAACATACAACCCAGACAATTCCATTGGGAACGCTTTGCGAAGTGCAAGCATTTCAGCACATTTACCCAGCATCAAACTGCCATGCTGTTGCCACATTGAAGATAATTTGCCGCTAAAGTAAGGCGCGTAAGAAGCCCAAGTTGCTACCGCATACAACGGCTCAACAAATCCTGTTCGCATAACCGCAGCTCTAGCCGCCTTTGGGGGTTCTTGTTCAAGCCAAACATCAACCCATTCTTTGCCGTCTGATGTCCATTCAATTGGTTTCTGACCAGCATACTCACCGCTTCGTTGAGCAACCAATCTTGCACCATCAATGCCTACTTGAATTGTATATTTACCACCTCGCTCGATACAGTAAATTTGTCGAGCAATAGGGTCAAGTTGCGTTCGTTGAACTGTTTGGGCAAATGCCTCAACAATTGCTCTTGGAGCAAGTTTCATTTCCTCGCCCTTTGAGCTTTGTATTTTCTTATACAAGCCAGCAAACTCCATTAGTGCTTTTTGCGAGTCTGACCATTGGGTCGCATCTCCATGAACTGGAATTGCTATTTCATTCATTTCATCTCCTTCTCGAAAGCGTTTGCTTCATCTAGTTGACCTAGCAAAGCAGTAGCCAATTGTTTTATCTGATTTATTGCATCTTCGTCTCTGTCAACCCAAATGGTTACTGGTTGTAGGTCTACAGGTACGAAGTTTTCATGGTGTTCCCACACCAAGAGATTTCTGTTTGCGTCAGCAACATACATTTCCCATTGCATCTGTCTCCAATAAGTTGCTGGTATTTTGCCAAGTGGCTTGCTCGATGTTTTGACTTGACACAACTCGACACCAGTTTTCGTTTCCTTGATTCCGTCTGGTGTTGCCATAAAGCGTTTATTGTCTGCCGCGTGAAGCAGATATTTATTTTGACTAAATCCCGCCCATTCTAAAAGCAATGGTTCGCGTTCAATCCCCCACTCGGTTGCGGCGTTGCCAACAAAGTCAGTATAAAATTTTGACTTTAGAATTGACTCAATTGAATTTGGAGTGGCGAGTGAAGCGGCATTGCTCGCGGTTACTCCTTTGTTTCTAGCCTCTAGCCAAGCATCACGGTCATCTGAATGTGCAACTATGCGTTTCATGATTAATTCAAGTGTCATTTTTCATCCTTTCAATAACATACTAAGACATTTATTTTTTTATGCAAGCATAATTATAACAGCAGGCACTGACATTTTATAAATAAAACCCCTTGGGGAGCAAGCGGTATGCTCAACCCAAGGGGCTTTGTTGAGAGCCGAAAGGATGGGTAGGCGCTCAACAACATATCTTAGCACATTTTTTATTCTTACCCAATCTTTTGACACGCAGAAAGAACTCTATTTAGTATAAAATTCAGTATGCTATTACTATGGCTGAAAAATGGGGCAATCCCGAACTCAAATCTTTTAAGAATAATTACATCCGCAGGGTGATAGTAGACCAAGCAAGGGTGTTTGTTCACAAGCACATTGTGGGTCAGGTTGAGGAGTTGTTGCTTCGTGCAATCAATCACGGTGCGATTTTCGCTACCAATCACCTGCCTGTTATTTTACCTGCGTATTTGATGGATGATTCACCCAGTTCAAAAATGGGATTAAAATTACAGATTGAAAATTTCGATACTGTAATCGATGTTGCGGACATCGGGTTTAAACAAATTGGCGATGTATTCATTTACGACACAAAAATGGAAGTCAACATACCGACTCATGAAGAAAGGTTTGTTGACAAAGTACCGACTAAAATTGGCTACAGGCAAATATCGCTTGGAACAAGCGGCGATGATGTCGGCTTTCTCGCATATCTTTTTGGCTTAACTGACCCAGCAAACAAAAGAGTTTTTGATAATGAAATGCTTGAGGCTTTGAATTTCTATCAAAATCGTATGGGCATACCAATTACGAAAACAGTAGATTGGTACACTTGGAACTCAATAATTCCAAGAGGCGGTGAAAGAATCGCGGCTGGGTATGCTGGGCAAAAAGTTCGCATATTACAATCTGCGCTGCGAGTGTATGGTTACAACTGCCCAATCACCTCACGCTTTGGAACTGAGACAATAAGAACGGTCAGAGATTTTCAAAAAGCAAACGACCTTAGAATCACAGGTCGAATTGGATTTTTAGAATGGAACTTGTTTTTTGAACTAAAATAAATCATAATTGCGATTATTACCTAAAGGATGGATAATGAATCGCAACTCATTGTTACGCAGACCGCTTGGATTTGAAGGTCATTTTACTCAGTTCCCAAACTCATGGGCAAGAGACACCAACATAGGCTTTAGAGCAAAAGGCATACTTGTTTTGCTTATGAGTCACAGCAACGGCTGGAGCATTTCACTGGCTCACCTTGCACACGGTTCGCCCGATGGGATTACCGCTGTTAGGACAGCAATTCAAGAACTTGAAAAATCGGGCTATCTCACACGAACACTGGTGAGAAATGACAAAGCGCAGGTTGAAAGAAGCGAGTGGTTATTGGCTGACCCCTTTGAATTAGAAAACCTAACATCAGAAAACCTAACATCAGGAAACCTGACATCAGGAAATCTAATGCTTAAGAATACTAATATTAAGAATACTAAATATAAAGAAAACAATATTAACAACAATTATGACGATTTGTTTGAGCAATTTTGGGCTATTTACCCGCGGCGCATTGGCAAAGGAAGTGCGCGAACTGCATTTGCTAAAGCCGCCGCAAAGGTGATTCCAGAAACCATTTTACAAATTGCCGAACAATATGCGGGCAAGTCAGATTTGCCCGACTTACAATTTATTCCACACCCAACCACATGGTTGAATCAAGAACGATGGAACGATGATTTGAGTGCGTCTGGTAATTCAAACGCAAGCACAAACGCAGCAGATATTTTGAATCGAGGCAAAGCGTTACAGCAACAAAGCGAAAGGATGAAGGAAATTGGACATTGAACAAACATCAAAAATACTGGCGATGATTGCTTTGATTGAAAATCGCAAGTTTACAGATGAACAAATAGCGGCGTGGCAGGTTTTGCTTAGGGACACAAGTTTTACTTTTGCAAGTGAATCGGTTGTTCATTATTATCAATCGCATACTGAAACCATAAAGCCAGCTCACATTTACAAAATGAGCAAAGACTTACAAGCGGAGAAAAGGAAAAAGGTATATGGAGATTCTGACTCGTAACATCGAAGCCGAAAAGGCTGTGCTGGGCGGCATATTGTTGACCAATGGCAAATGCTTAGATGACATCACTTTGCAACCAGATGATTTCTACGAATTAAAAACTGGCAGGTTGTATGAATTGATTCGCAAAATGCACTTACGAGGTGAGGGTGTTGATGCTATAACAATCTCCGCTCATCCTGAATTTGCTACGGTTGGAGTTCATAGTCTTGATTTGTTTGCGTTGACGGATTTTGCCATACATGCAGACAATGTTGAATATTATGCCAATTTGGTGTATGAAGCAAGCACACGCCGAAAAGTAATTGATGCGAGTAGAAACATAATCAAAGATGCTGAATCGCTTGATTTTACTTATTTGACAGAAACAAGTCGAAAGCGATTAGACGATGCAGTCGGCGTTAAACACGGTTCGATTACTTTTATAAGCGATGAAATTGGCGAAACGATTGATGCCATGCAACAACCCAGTCAAGCTTATCCAACGCCTTGGGCTTTACTCACAAAAGCCATAGGAGGGTTCAGGCGCGGTTCATTATACACAATTGGTGCAAGACCTGGAATTGGCAAAACTTCAATTGGATTACAATGTGCTATGACATTAAGCCGCGAAGGTGCGGTTGCTTTTGCTTCGCTCGAAATGGGCAGGATGGAAATTCACAAAAGGATTATTTCCATGGGGGCATCAATCCCGATGGATTCAACAATGAACAATTCACTTACTCAAACTGAATGGGAACGCCTTGCAAGATTCAAAGAGGAGATTAGACCTAACATTGTAATTGACGATAGGGCTGAAGTTTCAATACAGGACATCAGGGCTTTTGCGCGTTCTGTTCATAGAGTAATGCCGCTGAGGGGAGTTGTGGTTGATTACTTGCAACTAATGAGCAGCAAAGATAAGCGCCCAAGGCACGAAATAGTGGCTGACATGTCAAGACAGTTGAAGATATTGGCGAGAGATTTAGAAGTGCCAGTTATCGCGTTAAGTCAACTGAATCGTAACGCTGAGCAAAGACATGACAAAAAACCTTCGCTTGCCGACTTGCGTGAATCGGGTGCAATAGAGCAAGATAGTGATTGTGTTATTTTATTGCATCAGGAAGATGATTTACTTATGTTAGATATCGCCAAAAACAGACAAGGACCGCCAGCACTTGTGAAACTTCGCTGGGAGGGCGAATACGCAAGGGCGGTAAGTTAATTAAATCTTTTGACTTTTTTGAATTAACTCCCGAAGGAGCTGTAATGTTAGAGCGCCTAAGAGATTTGGCAATCAAATATCAGACAATTTGCCAGCAAGCTCCGAACATTTGGGATGCAGAAAATACCGAGGATTCAAAAATTGCACAGAACGGTTGTAACGGAACTGTGAGCGTGGGAAAAGGACAGCAACGAACTCCGCCTTGCCCGATAAAAAATTTGTGCCTTCAAACTGCCATAACCACCCAATCACACTATGGAGTGTGGGGTGGCATGACATCCTCGCAAAGACTGCGATTACGAAAGAAGCGTTAATCCATTCTGGACATTGGGTAACATTGCATTCCATTCGCCCCAAAGACTGCAGCAGCAGCTTTTATGCCAGCTTCTTTTCGTTGCATCGATTGAGTTGTGTCGTGCATCAAATCGCTTGACCAAAATGACAACCCGCCGTAGTAATCTTTGTAAGCGCCAAACTCCTTCATAATTTTGGCAATTGCAGAACGACCATCAACTGGAAAGTTCAACCAAGCAAAACCACAAACGCCATCTTGAACAATTTCGTATGGCTTGCTCCAATCAAAGCCTTCATTGATGCCTGAATTTTGAACCGCCATTGCTTTGGGCGTTGCATCTGAATACGCCTTGTTTGCAGCCATTGATGCTTGAGCAAAAATTTGCTCAAATTCATTTTTATTCATTATGTATCCTTTCTTCACTTTTATTATGACATAAAAATAACATAATGTCAAGTGCATAAATCAAACTATGTTTCGACACAAATCCTTTCAAATAAAATAAAACGATTATTTCAATAAACACATGTTATTATTTGCTTATGGAAATCCAAATTGTTTCGATTGATGATTTGTCATTAGATGAAAATAATGCTCGAATACATGATGAAAAAAATCTTGCTGCAATCAAGGGCAGTTTACAAGAATTTGGGCAACGCAAACCAATTGTTATTAATGATTACAACATGGTGATTGCTGGCAATGGCACGGTTGTAGCAGCTGGGTTGCTCGGTTGGACAAAAATCGAAACAGTAAAAATCCCAAGTGATTGGACTGAAGAACAAACTAAAGCCTTTGCATTAGCAGATAATCGAACAGCGGAATTAGGCACATGGGACAAGGACATTTTGGCTCAACAATTAATCGAATTGCAAGATGTTGATTTTTTGATTGAACAAATTGGATTTTTGCATGAAGAACCTAAAGTGATAGATGATTCAACTGAATCGGTTGACTGGGAAGATAAATATGAAGTTCTTATAGATTGTGAAAATGAATTTCAGCAACAAGAACTTTTAGTTCGATTGTCTGGAGAAGGTTACAAAGTAAGGGCAATGTTGATATGAATTTTATACAATTGGAAACAAGCATTGAGCGTTCTGGAAGAGTCATGCAATTGGAAGGCATGTTTGATTTAGATGAAGCTTCAAAATCTGTAACAGAAATTGCTTTCAATCTTCCTGATTTATCTGAGCGTGAGTGGAACATTGGTTTAATTGTTGGTCCTTCTGGTGCAGGTAAATCTACTGTGGCAAAAAAATTATTTCCTGAGCAATTGAAACAAATTGAAAATTTCAATTGGTCAAAAAACAAAGCCGTCATAGACGAATTTCCACCTACCAGCACAATGAAAGAAATAACTGAATTATTATCTTCCGTTGGTTTTAGTTCACCGCCAGCATGGTTGCGACCATTTCATACATTATCAAATGGTGAACAATTTAGAGTTACAATGGCGAGAATAATGGTTGAAACCAATCAAGACAAAATAGCAGTTGTAGATGAATTTACTTCGGTCATTGATAGAAATGTTGCCAAAATAGGGTCACACGCCATAGCCAAAACTGTTAGAACTCGTAATCAGAAGTTTGTTGCAGTTGGTTGTCATTATGATATTCAAGAGTGGTTACAACCAGACTGGATTTACGAACCACACACTGGTTCTTTTCGATGGGAGTCACTTCGGCAAAGACCAAAAATTGAGGTCAAAATTTTTCGAGCAAAATATGAAGCGTGGCAAATATTCAGCAAGCATCATTATTTAGACACTGGTTTGAATAAAAGCAGTCGTGTTTATGTTGCAACTATTGAAGGACAACCCGCTGCACTTATAGCAATATTGCCCCTTGTGCATCCCACAGCAAAAAACATAAAACGAATTTCAAGAATTGTAGTTTTGCCTGATTTTCAAGGCATTGGATTGGGAATAAAATTTATGGATATGCTTTCTGCAAGTTTAAAAGCTCAAGGATTCGGCACATACATAACGACAAGTCACCCAGCAATGATGAGAGCGTTAAATCATTCTCGCAAATGGGCAATGATAAGAAAGCCTTCTAGAATTGGTAAAGCAAGCTCAACATCCAAGCCACGGCTTATGACTTCAAGGAATAGAATTACAACGACTTTCAAATTTCAAGCTGAAGCAGACGACACACTTTTGGACATTTTAGCTCCAAAACCAAATACCATAATAAAGACTTAGAAAAATGAGCAAGGGCAAGAAGTGTAAAAACGGGCACTTAGTCACCAAGGGCGACTTGTGTCTTAAGTGCATTTCACTTGGGTTGAAATAATCAGACTTTGACAAAAACAGGAGAACAAATGACTCAGAGGGGTAGAAAAGCACCAACGCTTGACGACTCCAAAGTCAAATTGTTTTTACAAGCTCTGACAGCAGGTAATTATGTTGAGGTGTCTTGCGCTTACGCTGGGTTGTCAGTTGCAACTGTTTATCAATGGCTTGAAAAGGGCAAGGCAGAAAAGCAAGCTAGAGACAATGGTCAAAAACCCGACATACATAAAACTACATATATCGAATTATTAGAGGCAATAGAAAGCGCAAGGGCAAAAGCGATAGTTGGTAATGTCGCTGTGATTCAAAAAGCCGCCAGAGACGGAACTTGGCAAGCTGCTGCGTGGTGGCTTGAGAGAACCAACCCGCAACAGTTCGGCAGGAAAATACAAGCCGAAGTGACGGGTCGCATTTCTATCGAAGATTTAGAACGCAGAATGCTAGAGTTGATAGGTGACGATTCTACAGACATTCAAGAAATTGACTCCTGACAAACGCAGAGTCTTTCTTGAATCATTATCAGAAGATGAAGCGAACATGCTTACCCTTCTTGCTATGCAAGGTGATAAGCCCGACTGGGCAACGATAGCTAGAACCGAGCAACTGCCGCCTGATGGTGAATGGTTAACTTGGATGTTTCTCGCGGGTCGAGGTGCTGGCAAAACACGCGCGGCTGCCGAATGGATAATAGAACGAGCAAAGACACCCAACCTACGACTTGCGCTGGTTGGAAGAACTCCTGCCGATGTTCGCGATGTTATGGTGGAAGGCGAGTCGGGCATTATGGCTTGCGGCAGAGGTATGAACATTCAGTATGAGCCATCGAAGCGAAAGCTTACTTTTCCCAATGGCACAATCGCAATGACTTACTCAGCAGAAGTCGCATCACAATTGCGTGGACCTCAACATCATTACGCTTGGGCAGACGAGGCATCTTCGTGGACTGATGCACCAAAGGGTGATTCACTAGACACAGCTTGGAACAACCTGATGCTAGGACTACGCCTAGGAACAGCACCTCAAGTGATGGTTACAACAACTCCTAAGCCAAATCGCCTTACAAAGGATATCTTGGGGCGCAAATCAACGACTATCACACGCGGTTCGACTTATGACAACCTAGACAACCTCGCAACATCATTCAGACAACAGGTTCTTGATTCCTACGAAGGCACTCGTCTTGGGAGACAGGAACTATTGGGCGAGTTGTTGGAAGATGTAGAGGGCGCATTATGGACTAATCAGATGCTCGAATCGGCTTTGGTTGAAGAAGTTCCAACCATGCAGCGAATTGTCGTAGCCGTTGACCCATCGGGCGGTGATGGTGAAGGCAATGACGAACAAGGAATTGTTGTGGCAGGTAAAGGAATTGATGGTTTCTATTATGTGCTTGCCGATAGGTCGTGCAAACTTACACCTCAAGGTTGGGCATCAAGGGCAGTCGGCGCATACAACGAATTTTCAGCCGACAAATTGGTCGCCGAGAAAAACTTTGGTGGAGATATGGTGAAAGCCGTTATTGCACAGATAGACAAAAACATCTCATTCAAAATGGTTACAGCTTCTAGGGGTAAGGTTCAACGAGCAGAGCCGATTGCTGCATTGTATGAACAGGGCAAGGTTAGGCATGTGTATGGGCTACAAGACCTTGAGGCGCAAATGACTGGATGGACACCTGAAGATGGCACTTCACCTGACAGGATGGATGCGTTGGTGTGGGCAATGACCGAACTTGCATCAGGCAGAGCGCCAATTGGCAATGCGCCAGTCATTTCAATCGGACAGTCAAATCCTTGGCAAATCTAATCGGCGCAGGTGTCTCAAAAAAAGCTGGTTTGTCCTTCGACTTTTGCTGTAATTTCTCTCATTGGGATTGACCTTTGCAGTCGCTCAAACATTTTGTAGGCAGCTTGTTCCTCAGCATCTTTCTCATTGTCACCGCTGATGGACATTGGAATTGTAATCGTTATTTGATAGACGGGCATAGCAGTAGTTTAGTAAAACGACTGGGCGGTCAAAATCAACCACGCCAGTCGCTTGCAGAATGAACCTTATGGGGAAAGAAAATTACCGCACTCACACTTCACCCTTTTTGACTTCATAAATTTTCGCTGAATCATCATCCTGTTTATCTCTTGCGATTGTTCGTGCAACAGAACCGCCTTTTCCATCACCTCGGTTTGCACCGTTGGGAAGGTGGGATGGTCATTCCTGCACAGAACGCTTATTGCTTCAAGTGTTTCACGGCGTAAGGCGAAGGTTTGTTTTATCAGTTCGCCCAAGTTGTCAATGTCTAATTTCAGCTTGTCCATTTTGTGTCCTCACTTAGTAGTTATTTGACCAGAAGTATTTCTTGTAAATGCCGTCAATTGTAATAATGTCATAGCAAAAATAATCAAAGCGTAGCTCGGTGTCCCAAGTTGCTTGATAATCAATCTTCACCCAGTTGGGCAAGCCTCCGAACCCACTCGAATCAACCACTTTTTCAGCAAATTTTGCTTCTGATTCACATTCAGTCACGAACGACAATCTCTCAGTCACCGCCAAATCAATCAATTCTTCATCGGTAAGTGTCTGCGACTCATTCCACGCAAAAACCGCCAAGCGAATTATTTCTTCATCTGCAAAATGTTCAAACTCAGCTATTGCGGAGATGCGTTTATAATAAGCACCAACGCCCTTGTAGGTTTCACCATTCCACGCGACAATCGTTTTGTCAGTTGAACTTGATTTTGTATCATTAGCTATTTTGTTTTTCATTTTCTTTCATCCTTTCATCGTTTAACACACGCCAAACATTTGTGCCGTTGTAACTGTATGCACAGCGATAGCACATGCCAAATTTCAATTTCGCATTTTTGTGAATCACATCGAAACACTCGCGGTATTCACAGCAGAAATTGCACATCATATTGCCACCCATCTTTTTTACCTCCTACATTCACATTGTAACACATAATCACACACTTGACAACTACCCAAGTTGTATCATCTGTTCAGAGAACCATTCGGTAAACCCATCCTCGCAGTCAGAACATAAAACATTTGTATATTTGGGATTCACCCATATTATGATTTCGCATTGATAGCAGGGTGTGGCTTGTAGTTTATGAGTTGTCATTTCGCGACCTCCTTATCAGTGTTCCAAGTCCAACTTCTTGTTAATGTCTCATGGACAGGTTTCATGGTTTCATAAAATTTGGAATCCGCCTTGAGTAAAACCAATTCAAGTTTGTCTGCTAATAATTCTGCCAGCATTTCCGCTTGTTCTTCAGTCATAAAATACGCTGTCTTGCTCATCAATATTCTCCTTTCTGTTTTGTTATTTCTCGGCGTTAACTGGGTATCCTACTTCTCTGATTGTGATACTTCTAAGCGTGTGTGTTTCTGGTGTGGTGGTGTTTGCACAAACTTCCCATTTGAATCTATAGTCAGGACTTGCATTGTCGTGATACTCAATTATTCGTTTCAGATTTCGCTTCATCATTTTTAGAGCGTTGCCTACTATTTTGTCGGCTTCGCTGGTGTTGCCAAGTGCTGGATAAAATTCTGCCTTAGCATGCCATTGTCTAAATCCATTAGCCCAAATTGTCACTTCATAGTTTTTAGATTTGTTCATCAGTATTCCTCTTTCTGTTCTGTTATCTCTCGGTGAGCGCATACATATTGTCCTTCAATGTATAGATACAAATCGACCAACATCAATTGTTCAATTGTGCAGGACTCTTGTTTCGCGTCTGAGCGAGATGGATATTCTATGGCAAGAATTTGGGAATCATTTATCATAGACATGGACATAATTCCACATTTGTCTTGCCACGCATCACAAAACTCATATGGCATTTGCACCCATTGAGCTTTTATGTCTTTGGTGCGAGTAGGAACGGCTTCGTCAATTGCTGTTTTCATCCACGCGCCTCGCTCGCCATCTATCCTTTCCCATTCTTTATACATCACTTTTTTTAGTTGGTCATAGTCAGCCATTAGTTATCCTCACAATCGTGTCCGTAATACCACTCGTTGGAATCATCTTCATCTTTGAGATTAAAGAATCTCTTACACTCTGCACACACAACAGTAGTTTTCATATCCATTAGTTTCTCCTCCTTACAAATTCTTTGTTATACCGATAGACCTCACTGAAGGCTTCACATTGAACAAACACTCTCCCTCGCTTCGCACTCATGTTTTCGGGTTTAGCCACTACTTGCGCCTTCTCCCAAAACGAACCAATATAAATCCAAACTTTGTCTCCGACTTTCATGATGTCTCCTTTCTCTTACAAAACAATAATAACACAATGTCAATGTTTTGTGTCAAATTCTTCTTGACAAACATCACACTCGTTTGTCGGGCAAGGTTCATAGCCATAAGT